TCTGATACAACTTATCATTTTGCCGATGCGACCATTCTTTTACAGGCAGACCCTGAAGTAGAAACATTTAAGCAGCCATTGTTACGGAAAGATGAAAATGGAAATATAGAGTGGCGGGGCAAGAAATACTTTTCTGTATTGCCTGAATTGTTTTCAAAAGAAGGCATAGGAAAAGAAGGCGTGAGTGGTTTAATGAAAGATGTTGACCAGTTTAACAAACAACATCTATTAGACCCGCTTAATCCTAAAAAGGAGAAATTTACCAAAGAGATGATACAGACTTATACCTCTATCCCTGAAGGGCTTAACTACTATCTCCTTTCTGACCCTGCCGACAGTGAGGAGAAACGGGCGTGTTATACGGCAATGAAGATAATGGGGATTGACAATGAGGATAACTGGTATTGGGTTGACGGCCTGTTTGACAAGATAGATGACAGGGAGAGGATAGATGAGGCGATACGTCTGGCTTTAAAATGGAATGTCTTTGAGGTCTTGTGGGAGAGTATCTCCTTTGGCCGGACAGACTGCCGTAACTTTGAACGCAGGCGCAGGGAGGTCTCCGGCCTCAAGCACTGTCAGGTCAGGGAGATTAAGGCGTCAAGGCAGAGCAAGGATGATAGGATTTTAGGTCTTAATGATCGGTATTCAAGGCATAAGATATTCTGGCCTCCTAAAATGCTTTACTACTCTAAATTTGAAGGCAAGGTTATTGATATAGTCAGGGCACAGGAGTATGAGTTTCTGGGTTTTCCCTTAGTCAGCCATAAGGACTTGCTGGACGCGGAGAGCTTCCTGCTTCAGATTGACCTGATTAAAGGTGATAAGGCGGCAGTCCCTAAGTCCTCAAGGTTTGCTTATATCCAGGACCCTGTTGTGCGTGGCTCATCAGAGATATTCTGGCGGGATTGGGACAAGTGGAAGGCCAACGATTTCAGGGCGCCGGATGAGATAATGCTGGTGGACAATTTATGATACCCGACAGAATCGCAGTCGCGAGATTTTTAAAAAAACAAAAGAGTGCTTCTAAGGAAGAAGTCCTTGCTAATTTTGCTTCCTGGGCTATTGTGCAGGGAACGCCTGTAGATAAAGTGGGTAAGCTGATAAGCGATATAAGGAGTTATCCTGAATGGACGTGGGGCGAATAGTGGATGATGTAAAATGCGAACATAAAAATATAATTATTTCCCGAACTGTTACTGAAGAATTCTTTATCCCTTTTGGGTTTTATGGTAAGGATTTTAAGGATTATAATTTGATTGATTATCTTGTTTATTTTTTAAATAATGAAATTTATGTGTGTAAAGACTGCCATAAAGTATTGAAGACAAATGTTTATAAGCAAAAAAAGGCATAAATCTTGCGCAATATACGCTGTCCGGCCTGCGGCAGCATTCTGGCAAAAGAAGAAGATGATAGGCTGATTTTAAGGACAGGTTACGGGAAGCGTAAAGTGTTTCACGCATTCAATAAAAAAGACGGAACATTAACCTGTTGGTCTTGCAGAGAAATAATAAACTTAAAGGAGGAGAACAATGGCGGGTTTCAAGGAATTGCTGGCAAAAGCTGATTTACTTAATCAGAATGTATCGTTAAGCGGGACTAATGATTTCTTATTAGAACTTTGCAGGGAATTGGACAGGAGTTTTTCAGATAAAAAGGAAACTGTTCCCGTAAAGAAAAAAAGAGGCAGAAAGAAAAAAAGTGTTTAAGTGTGTTAGCTGTATTGAAAAAGACAAATTGATTTCCTTCTTAAAGGAACAGAATAAAGACCTCTATGACCGTCTAATGGCCTTTAACAAGGACGCCTTCCTTTATTATAAGGCCGAGACTAAGACCGGCCCGCCTTTATATCCCACAGGAGTAGATAAGAACGGGGAAAAATTCAGCTATGAAGATACCAGTCCAATAAAGGCAAGAGATGAGATTTTCAGGGCAATGGGTGAAGAAACAATAACCGTAGACGAACCGGAAAATAAATAATGGGATTTGAAGAACTTGATTTAACTGATGTAGAGAAGAATGATTTAGACGCCCTTGCTTCTAAGATAGAAACATATTACAAGCAGGATATGTCTGATAAGCTGCTTCGTGCCTATTCCTGGGATGAGGCAATTCGTTTCTATGACGGAGACCAGCATATAGAATACAACAAGGCTACGAGCAGATTTCAACAGACTACTGTAACCAGAAATAATGATTTTATTCCCCGGCCTATCACTAACTACATCTTAAATAATGTTGAGACCATTGTCTCGCTTCTTACCAAGCAGAAACCTCAAGCCAAAGTCAGGGCAAATTCACAGAACCCCAAAGACATAGCAGGGGGCAAAGTGGGAGATTTGATATTAGATGTCAAACACGAGGAATTGCGTGAGGATGAGAAGACACAGGAAAAAGCGTATTGGGGTGTAATTTGTGGAACGATATTTAAAAAAATCTTCTGGAATGAGACCACCACCAAAGTTATTCGTTTACCAAGAATGGAGACAGTTGAGGAGAATGTCTTGGATGAGCAAGAGCAGCCTATTGCCCTTAACAATGAGTTAGGAGAGCAGGAAGTTGACGATACCGGCATTCCCCGCTATCAAACCCAATCTATTGAACGTCAGGCTACAGACGAATATGATGAGCCTGCCTTTGATGAGCTTGAGGTGGGCGATATAGATACCGCAATAATCCCGCCTTTCAATATGGCCTTTCCTCTGGGCGCAAGAAGTCCGCTGGAGAAAGACTGGATAATGGAGTATTCTGTCCAGAAGATAGACTGGATTAAGGAGCAATACGGAGGAAAAGGGAACGGTTACACCGGACAGGCAAGCGAGGTCAGAGAAGAAAAAGAACTTTCAACCGTTATGCAGCTTGAATACCGCTTGAGAACGCTTGTGGGCAGGAGAAGCGGTGGGGGATATTCTACGGGTTCGGCGGGCTTTATTGACCTTAAAAACTCCGCTGTCTTGAAGGAATACTATGCCAAGCCGGATAAGAAATATCCCAGAGGAAGAATGGTTGTTGTGGCCAATAGCAAGACACTTTTTGACGGAGAGAGTCCGTATTATGTGGAAGGATTTGAGGATAGCTGGAACCCCTATGTTGAATGGCGCGCAAAGATAGTTCCCGGGCGTTGCTGGGGAAAAGGGTTTGTAGAAGAGCAGATACCTTTAAACAGAAGAATAAATGCCATAGACAGTTTAATTATTCTTAACCGAAAGACTATGGCTATCCCGCAGTGGCTTAATCCTGAAGGCAGTGGTGTGCCTAATGGTTATATCAATGGCCGCCCTGGTCTTATGATTAACTATCGTCCTGTTGGTGCAAACGGTGCAAAGCCTGAAAAGGTGAGGTCTGAAGGATTGCCTCAACAGGTCTATCAGGAGCGGGAACAGGCGGTTGAGGACATAAAGCGTGTGGGGATGACCAGAGATGTTTTAGAAGGCACTAATCCTCAAGGTGTCAAGACTGCCTATCAGTTAGAGCAATTACTGGAAAATGCCCTTGCTTCTTTAGGGGCAACCTTCCAGAGGTGGGAGAAATCCATTGAACGGGAAGAAACCAAGAAACTACTTTTGATTTCTAAAAAATACAAAGAGCCGAGACCTGAATTTGGGAAAAAACTTCAGGCAATAAATAAGGATATTGCCGATATAGAGCTTGAGATGTTTATGGGCGAGGATTTAAAGGACAATGTGAATGTTCGGGTGGAAGTGGGTTCTTCTATCCCTCGTTCTAAGGCCGGAGAAAACGCTATCCTGCGTGAAATGGTGCAAAACGGTATCTTAAATGTGGCGCAAAACTCCGTAAACAAGAGAGAATTTTTTGACAAAATGGGTATTAAGGGCTTTGATTATCAGTCTTCTCCTGATGTGAAACGTGCCCAATGGGAAAACTCCATTATTGAGAATAGCGATATGGAGAATTTGGTTGTCAAACCTGCTTCACAACAGCCAGACCCGATGACTGGAGCAATGACAGACGTTCCTCCTTCAACAGTCCTTGAATTAGACGACCACGAAACTCATATTATTATTCACTCCGCAAGGATGAAAGACCCTAACATTACGCCGGAGCAAAGGCAAAAGTATCTTTCGCATATTGAGGAACACTTGCAGTTTTTAAAGTCGGCAATGCAGGCGCAACAGCAAACGCCGGTAGCGGAGTCTCCGGCAGAAGCAAAGACAAGAGCAACCAGTGGAGAACAAGCACAAGAGGCGATAACACCTGAAGGAGTTTAAAAATAGGAGGAGGTGAAAAAAGCAATGCCAGAAAAAAAAGGAAAGGGTGGTTTAGTAGAAAAAGGCCCCGGGGACGCCAGCAGTGATGTTCGAGTTCCTGCCTGGAGAGGGGATAGCGGCGACTCATCCGCTAAGGGTTCAAAAGAGACTAAGAGTGTTCACTACGACAGGTAGAGGTGATAAATGGCAACAAGAAATCCAAAATATCCTTCAGGAAAAGCCAAAGCGATGAAGAAAGACTCTGCGGGAAACCCATTTCCTTATGAAATGGAACACGTTGCTGAAGGCGGAGTATCTGACGGTGAAGTAGTTGAAAAAATGCGTGGAGAGCTAAAATATACCCCTAAGCCGCAAAATTGTATTGGCGACGACGGTTTGGGCGGACACAAATAATCTCGATAAATCGAGACGTTCTCGTCTGCGAAACAAGACGATAAAAATGGAGAAGTAAATGCCTGAATTTGATACCGAGAAATTGGTAGAGGAAGCCGCTAAAATTACGGGTGAGGAAGAGACCCCTTCGGAGTCGGCTGCCGAAGAAACTTCCACAGAGGAGAAAACTGAAGAAACCCAGTCTCAAGAGGAAACTTCCGAGGACACGACCTCGATAAAAAGTGAAGAAGAGACCAAAGAGACGGAAAAGACAGAAGAGACAGAAAAGGAAAATTTAGAAGAGGTGCCGCAAAGGTATGATAAAGACCCTGCTTGGCAACGTATAAAGACGCAAAGAGATACATTTCAAACCGAACGTGATGAGGCTTTAAAGCGAGCAAGTGTAGCCGATGACTTAGAAGAAAAGTTAGGTGATATATCTGTTGAGGAACTGGCGAAGTATAAGAATGTAGGAAGTCTTCTGCGCAAATATCCTGAACTCGCCCAAGAGATACAGAAAAAAGTTGATGAACACAACTACGGGAATGAGGAACAAAAAACTGAAATAAGCTCAATTAAAAAAGAACAGCAGGATTTGCGCAATGAGATAGCTCTGGATAAATACGATAAGCAAGTGGATAAAATGATTTCCGAGAACAAGGTTGATAAGGATATAGAACCTTTAGTTAAAGAAGTGCTTGCGAATAGGGTAGTGAGTCAAAAAATTTTCACAAAAGACCTGCCCCGAACATTTGAAAAGGTTTTAAAAGACGTCAACCTTGCTTATCGCAAAAAACTTGCTTCTCATATTGAGACTAAAAAGACAGAGATTAAAGTTCCTGCTTCGCCTACTCAAAAAGGTAAAGTCATCGTTACAAAGTCGGAGGCTACCGATGCCGGTTCAGTGGCTCAAGAGATTGCCGAAGGCTTAAAGGCTTTTCGCGGAGAAACAGTAAAGGAGTAACGAAATGGAATTTATATTTAAATTGTTCCATTTGTTATTTGAGAACTCAAAATGGGTTCTTAATAACAGTGGTGGAGTTGATACAACAACTATCGGAGACCTTTTAAAGAGGGTTTACGGCAAACGCTTAATTCAAATGCAGAATAAAGCTGCCTTCCTCTATAAAATGCTTCCGAAGTCTATTGAAAAACCGCTTGGCACAGGGTTTTATCCCGGAGTTTCGGTTTCGGGCAACCAACGAGGCGGCGGAGCAATTAACGAGGGAGAAGCCCTGCATACTGCCGGTAATGAAACTATTCTTCAGTTTTTAATAAAACCTAAGATAAACGTCTGGACAATTCAAATCAGCGGCCTTGCCCGGGCAGTATCAGTAGGGCAGGAGGCAACGTTCGCTTCAGGTTTAGTTAGAACGCTTGATGACGCATTGGAGAATATGCTCAAAGACTGCAACCGCCAGTCCTTCGGAGACGGCACAGGCAAGTTAGCTACGGTAAAGACTGCCGCAACATCAGCAACTATAGTCTGTGATGACGTCATTTATGTGAAGAAGGGGATGTATCTGGACAGGTTTAACTCCGCAGGCTCAAAACAGGCGGATGACGCCGTTGTTTCTTCCGTCAACAGGGCTACTCAGGAGATAACCTTTTCTGCTTCTGCTACTGTAGCTGTTGATGATTATTACACCAGAGCAAAAGCGCAGGACAGCGCTCCTACCGGCGGAAAAGAATTGGCAGGAACAAGTTATATCATTGATGACGGCACTGTTGCTTCAACGTTTCAGGGTCAATCAAGGATAACTTATCCAATTCTAAGAGGAAACGTCATTGACGCTGGAGAAGTAAACTTGACTAATGACCTGCTTCAGCGTGCCGCAGACGAGGTAAGCATTGTCGGAGATGGCAAGATTGATTTTCTGATTTCAAGACACGGTCAGAGAAGAAAGTATCTTTCTTTAACTACTCCCGACAAACGTTATCTTGACGGTAAGCTGGACAGGGGTTATCAATATATCTACTGGAATGGAATGAAGTGGTATGTTGATGTTGATTGTCCCAAAGCAGAAATCATCGGTCTTACCCAGAAATACTTTGAAAAGTATGAGGTAAGGGGTATCCATTTAGCCGATGATGATAACTCAATTCTCAAATGGGACGGTTCAACTGACGGATATAAGGCATATTACAGATTATATGCTAATCTTGGAAGTCTGAAACCAAATGCACATTTCAGACTAAGAAGATTGAACGAACCAACGGGGTCTAACTAAGAGAGGAGGATAAAGCTATGAAAAAATTACTGCTTAGTCTTTCTTTCCTTCTTTTGGTTAGCAGTCCGGTATATGCGTTGATAGTTACGGAAAATGTAGACAGAGATGAATTTCAGTATGAGGTTACTTACCAGGCTCTTACTGAAGATTTGTCTGCTAATGTTACGGCTACTGCAATTCCCTTCCATTCTGCTTACGCTTCAGGAACTATTCCAACTAATCAGATATATTATGCCGTTGTTCCAAGAGACGGTGTATTGGTTGGGATGTCAGTTTCCGGTAATGCAGCCTGCACCGCAGGAGGGGTTACGTTTGACGCAACTATCAATAACCAGGTTACTGGTATGCAGACCATAATTGAACCTACAACAGGCACGGCACGTTCAGCGGTAGGGATAAGCGGAGCAGCCGACCCCCAGTATGCTTACATCAGGCAGGATAGGGCAAGCACTACTACTGCCAGAGGTTTTAGAAAGGAAACCTCACCTTATCTTGACATACATAACGCCGAACATCCTTACGGTAAGGTTACTCAATTAAGCGCCGGTAACAGAGTAGGCATAAAGGTTACTACATCATCGGGATTTTTGCCGGTAACTACTGACTATCTGGTAATACTTTATGTGCTTGAATAAGACTGAAGGCAAGCCCTCTCTTTTGGGGAGGGCTTTTGCCCTTATAGAAAAAGGTTATCTTTATCTCTTTATTCTTTGTGTTCCTCTCTTATGTTGGCCTTTTGAGATTAACGGGAGCGCAATAACTTTGCGCAAAATAAGGATAATAGGATTATATTCGTTTGCTATTGTCCTCTGCTCGTTTTTACAAAAAAGCAGGTGGTTAAGATACTTCGTTATTTGGTGTGTTGTAAACTGGTGGCTGAATTTCTTCTGGCCGAGAGACTCTTATATCGGACTTACCAATATCTTTTCTGCTGTCGTATTGTATATAGGAATGAAGTATTTAATAAAGCAGGGTTTTATTAAGATTAACGTAATTTTAAGATTTATCTGTATTACGGTTTTATTTCAGTTTGGCTGGATGATAATGCAGATGTTTAATTACGATCCGCTTTTCTACAGTATTTCCGCAGTAGGCGCGCCGAGTGGAAATCCGCTCAAACTTATGGGGTGGAGCGGGAACCCTTGCGTTCTGGGTATATTCTTTGCCTGTAATGCGTTTCTCTTGCTGCATTTTTTTAAGATTAAAGGTATTCCTGTTTTTTTCTTTATCATATTATCTTCGGTTATCGTTCTTAAAAACGCTACTACTGCGATATGTTTTTTATCAGGCGGTTTGTTTTATCTGTTTAACAGGTTTTCTTTCAATAGAAGAACTGTTTTGATAACGATACTGTGTTTATGCGTATTAGGCGGATTTTTCATTAAAGTTAAAGCTCCTAATCTTGACAGACTTGATGTTTGGCGGCAATTATTATCTGATAAGAATTTAAGCAGACCGGTTGTCGGCAGAGGAATAAATGTATTTTCTCATCTGTATATTATGCACA